GTGGTGGAGAGGTTCATGGTCCCAGAGATGATTTGCTCCAGGGCCTTATTGTAGATGGTAGTTGTGGCCATAAGTCGTTGTATCGCCTACACGGTTTCACCATGAGGCGAAAGTGAGAGTCGTTTAGTCGCGATACTTGGATGTCTTTTCAGCGATAGATTTAGGCTGACGCACAAACTGCTTTCCAGCCCTCATTCCACTGCGCTTCCTTGCGCTTGTGGCAGCGTACTCGGAGTCGCTCAGGGCCTCACGAGCCTTGCGTGGAAGGTATCGCTCGCCGGTAGCACCCCGGCCGACGACGGAGTTCTTGCCGCTCTTGGTGCCCCAGTCCTCACGGGTCCACTTGGCCAGACTGTTGGACGGCGACTTGGGGCCACGGTAAGACCCTCCGCGATCCTTGTACCTGCTCACGGCGATCTGTGCTTTGCGTGCGCTCCACTGTCCAGGCTTGCCACCTTTCGACGACGCCTTGACCTCGCGAACCACCCGCTTCCACAGACCAGGATCAGATTTTGTGGATGTCTTTACCATAGAGCCTTCTTGCACCTACACGGTTTTCAATCCTGACGGAAGCATGAGTCTCCGAAATCCGTTTGCACTCACCAAAAGACTGTGCTGACATATGGTGCATGAAAGGAGTCTTGAACGACATCGCAGGCAAGAAAATCGGGCGCTGGACAGTTGTTGCGCTCGATTCAATCCGCAACACCAATGCCTACTGGAGGTGCGTCTGCGAGTGCGGGAGTGAAAAAGCGGTTGCGGCAATGACGCTTCGGAATGGCCAGTCGCAAAGCTGCGGGTGTCTCAGGAGCGAAATGAAAACAGGCATCACGCATGGCATGACCTACTCGCCCACGTGGCATTCTTGGGCCAAGATGAAGCAGAGGGCTGGTCTCAACAAACGCGCAAGTCACCACGAGCACCTATACGCAAAAGTGGATGCAGATCCCCAATGGGTATCGTTCGAGGAGTTCTTGAAAGACATGGGAGAGCGTCCGGCAAACCACACGCTGGACCGCATCGACAATACCAAGGGCTACTGGAAGGAAAACTGCCGATGGGCGACACAGAAGACTCAGTGTGGAAACAAGCGCAACAACATCTCCGTCATCCTGGACGGCGAGCGCATGTGCCTCAAACAAGCGTGCGAAAGAGTTGGGCAGAATTACTCAAAGATATACGCAAGAATGGCCAGAGGGATGTCGTTTTGTCAAGCTGTTGCCTACAAAGACCGCTACCACAAATATCGCCTAGCGAAGTAGTTGGCTGAGAACTTGTCGTTTTTAGTCAACTCACCCTGCTTGTTCCTGATTCCTCCACTCCGGGCTAGGTAGTCGGCACGACGCTTCGGGTTCTTGTGCTTGGTGAAGTCGCTGTAGCCGCGATGACCGAACGGCACGATCTTCACCTTGTTGCCCTTCTTCGCGAGAACGCGCTTCTTGTGAATGTCACCAGGGGGCGCGGCCTTGGGCTTGTTGAAGCCGGGAAACCTTTCGCCACGGTACATGATGCCACCGGAAGGCAGACGTTTGACACCCTTGATTGCTGGCATAGTTCAGTCCTCCTTGATTTCGACGGCGTCCGCTCCGCCGTTACCTGCGTTAACCATCACGTTGACCTGCGTCGGGCCAACCTGAGCACGGGGCGCGAACCCTGGCAACACCACTGCAGCCTCGGCTTTGGCGGTCTCGGCAGCCTGTTGTGCCGACTTGATGAGGAGCTCGGCGGCCTTATTCGACTCGCCGATCAGAGAGGCATGGACCTTCATCACTCCGATCATCGCCTCGGGGTCGGGAAACTCGCGGTGCTCCAGGGCTTGCTCACAGAACTCCAGAGCCTTGTCGGTGCGAGCCAGATTCATGGCAAGCCGCGATCGTCCGAGGTGGATGGCACCAACCTGCGACACGAACTCGCCGAAGACACCGGCAGCCTTCAGCTGCTTGGCGTCGATCACGTTGAAGCCGGCCTCGCGTGCAGCCTTCTCGGCCACAGCCATGGTGATCGGGGGCTTTTTACCAATCGGACGCACTTCTTCGATAGTGCCTCCGTTTTGTTCAGCGGGAATGGGTGTCATTGGTCCAGCTTGTCTTGAGATTCATTTCCACGAGCCAGCACTCCTTGTCCTGAAGCTGAGCAGCGAGGGGCATGTAACACCAGCACCCCACTGTCATCCGGCCCAATTCCGAGTGCTTCGTCGTCTCCCCGTGGTGACCGCATGTCCTCCGCCGGCTGTCGTACATCGGACATTTCGAGCAGGCGCGCAGCCTTTTCTTCCAGGTACTCAGCGGAGTCCTCGATTCCGAGGAAGTCGTCAACGCTGCTGTCGCTGCCCTCGTCGCATTCCAGAACCGGTGCAGGGCCAAGGACAGTGGGAGATGCTTGAACAAACTGCATACCCCGCTGACCACGACGCCACAGTACTCGGCAAGTCGGCGCAGTCTCTTTTTGAATATGGGTAGAGAGAACTTCATAGACTGTCTCTTCGATCTGAGAAACACGGTTTGCCCAGCGTTTGACGTAGGGCACTGGACCGAGTTGTGCAGCTGCCTTTCCTTCTACCTCATCGCAGGTCTTTTCCCAGTCTGAGTCGTGCAACACCTCGACAGTCCAGCTGAAAAGAGGGTTCCCACGACGCATGTGGCACTCTGTCAATTCAGACAATCGCACGATCCTCGATGCAGCAGTGAACGCCAGGGATAGGAGTCTCTTGGGTTCGCGAACCATGAGGGCCTTACGCAGCGTTGGGTAGCGTGCCAGGATGATCTCCTTCCAGTTGCGCCTGTACGGCACAGCCACCAGACGCACCGCACCAAGGCTGACCGTCTTCCCGGAGAGTAACCACCCCGGCAGCGCCTGGGTGATCGCCATGAACGCCATTGTCAGCAGATCCTTGCTGATGCCAGAGGTGGACGCGACGTGTTCGATAAACGGGTCGGACGTGTGCGCTTTGCGGGCCTGCTTGGGGCGCTTCACCTGCTCTGTCTCAGGAGCAGCCCTGGGTGCCTGACGGCCGTCCCAGATGTAGTAGAACTCCGGGGTGATGCCACGGGCTTTGGCGGAGACCTGGTTGAACGCGCCTGGTTCTACAATCCAGCCTGACTTGAGATCAGTCGCTCCGCGCCCCTTGAGCACCCTCTCTAGCTCGCCGGCCTGGGCGAACCCCAGTGGGATCGCCGGCATGACGTGAAGGTGCTCCACGTCGTCCAAGAGACAGTGCTGGCACTTCACCGGGATGGACCACCCCGTGTCACTCACGACCCACAACTCGATGTCCCTGTCGTTGCGGTAGGTGAGCTTCATTGCGTGAAGACGACGGTCGGTTTCTTGGTCACTGTAATGGCCCGTCGTTCTACATCCATAGGGGTCTCGCTGATGAGCATGTAGGTGAGCGCGTCGAAGATGTGCTTGTTCTTGTCGCCGTCCCGGATCGGCTCGGCCCGGTTGGGTCCTGGTTTCATCTCGCGCACCATCTTGATCGTGTTTTGCAGCTGGGCCGACATGAAGACACGCCGGTCAAAGAGCAGCTTCTTCAGGAGCCCGATGCGCTGCTTGACGCTTCCAGACCCCTTGGTCACAGCGTGTAGAACTATCTTACCCTGTGATACCTGACGCACCACGAGCTCGTCGTACACGTCGGAGGCTGCGCGGTATCGCCAAGCCGAGTTGTCCGACCAGTGACGCCACAGCACCTTGGTGGTCCCGTGGGCATCCTTCAGGTAGTCCTCCCACCACTGCATCTTCTCCATGACCAACTCTGTGAAGTCGGCGATCGACACCTTGCGGTCGATGACCACCGCCTCGTCGATGATGTCGAAGATCGAGTTGCCGTCGTCACCCGTGCGCTTGCAAGCGATCGAACAGGCGTGGTTCACGTCACCCAAGTCCCATCCAGTGAACAACTCGAAGCAGTTCTTCGGTGGCACGATGATCTCATGGTCGTCCTCAGTCGCACTTGTGACATTGCCAACGACGTGCGTGCTCGGGACGAAGACATCAGCAAAGTGCCCGTCGCTCACGTCCTCGACCCACTCGCCCATGACGTAACGTGCGTACAGCTGTTTGTCGTAGGCGTACTTGTTGATCAGGTCCTGCTTCTCGCGTGGGTCTAGGAATGTGTTGTCATTCAGGCTGAACTGAATGCGCTGGAACTGCGCCTCGAACTGTTGGTCGTCACTTGGCTTGCGCGTGAGCCAGATTCCAGCCAACCAGTGGTTCACGCCGTTCTCGGGCGGGTTCAAGTCGGCGATGATCTGGTGATTCTCGTACGGTATTTCGACGACGCGCAGCTGGTCTGTCAGCACGTCGAACACGATGCGGTCCTCGAACTGGTCAGCCTCTGATAGCCAGATCAATGAGAAGCGTGTTCCCTTGAACTTGGCCGATGCCTCCCAGACATTTTCAAGGGAGTGCAACTGGACCTCTGACTCGCCACCATAGGCATTGCGGACGCGGGCGTATGACATCTTGGTCGCCACGTCCATGGTGGGCTCTTTGGTCCACTTCATGCCAATTTTGGCATGTATCCACTGAGGCAAAATCGTCTTTGTGAGATCTGACCAAACGCCGACCTTACCGTTTTTAAGTGTCTTGGCGATGATGCCAACGGTGGCGTTGTTGTTCTCGAAAAGGTGGCGTGCAACACGATGTGCAATCGCAAGCGATTTACCCGC